GGATATACCAACCGTTTGTTATGTAATAATACAGAGGATATATATTTATTTGAAAATTTAAATAAAATACATCCGGATGATTTAATCACAATCAAAGATATAGATGGATTTATATATGGCTTTCATATTGAAAGTATCTATAAATATATACAATTAAATAAAGATAAAGAACATATTTCTAATCCATATAATAAAAATATATTTGATAATAACGTTATTCAAACCGTAGAAAAATTATATAGTTTATGTCAAATAATTGGAATACGTAATACAATAAATAATATTCTACCATCTGATCCAAAATTTTTACTACGTAATAAAGTAATAAGTGTATTTCAAAAAATGGATGAATTAAATAATTATACTGATATTGAATGGTTTATGACATTAACAAATTTAGAACTTATCCGTTTGACCTTTTTGGTAAAAGACCTATTTGAGTATAGAATGGATCTTACATCATATAAAAAGAAAAAAATAGTAAAAAATGGCAGTGTTTTTCAAAGAGACAGTCAATATTATAAACACTTATCATTTGAAAAATTAAGAATAGAAATTATTGATGAGTTTGATAAATTAGTATCAGAAGGAGAAACACGTGATGATAAATATCTTGGTTGTCTCATTATTTTAAGTGGTCTAGTTGATCTAGTTCCAAATTGCGCTATTGCTTATCCATGGCTAATTCAAGGAACATTTCATTAGACAAAATTCACGTATACATCTCCATCTGGATTTATATATTGATTATATGTCTTATATTTAGTATAGTAATAATTACCAATAATAACAATAATAATGAATAATAATATAAATAATAAAATATACATTATGTTATATTAAGTATTTTATTATTTTTTTATATAATGACTAATAATATTGAAACATTTCCGATTGAAAATCTTGTTATATCCAATATTAAAAATAAAAAGAATCCAAGACTCATTTTAGGTAATAAAACATATCAAGTTGTGTTTGAAACACCCAATGTAATCACGCCGTTTGGTATAGATAATGCTTTTGGTAAATTTTATATTAAGTTATCATTAAATAAAGATACTGATAACGATTTTATAGTATTATTAAAAAAAATAGAAAATAAATTACAAACACTAATTCCAACCATTATTTCTAATTTTAGTAATAATTATACTATAAATGCTATTTTAGATAAAAATATGAAATTAGAAGATAAAGATGGAAATATAATAAGTATGTTTGGTATTGAAAAAGGCGACATATTAAAAGCAACTATAGAATTAGGAGATATTTATAATGATAAATATTATAAATGGATAGTTAAAAAAATTGTTAGAATGCGTTAAAAAATAATATAAAAAGTATTTAATAAGACATATATAGATATTCATATGTCAGGTTACAAGATATTTAATTATAAAACATTTCAAATAGATGAACTATTAACATATCAAAATCCAACTAAATTGCGTGGAAATGTTTATATATGTAATCCAGATAAACCTTTTGATATTCTTATACAAACAAAAGATCTAATATTAAAAAGTGGTATAGTTGAAAACGATAAAGAAGCATATATTGAATTAGATGTAAGAGGAACTGATTTACAAACATTTATTGAAAATATAGATAAATACAATATAAATTATGTTCATACAAAATGTAAGGAATGGTTTGATCAAGAAGTGCCATATGAGTCAATTCAAGAATTTTATATTAGTAATTTAAATAATGGTATATTAAAAATAGCAATTCCATATGTTCGTAAAAAAATAGAGATAAAAGTTTTTGATGATAAAAAAAATGCTGTCGATTACAAAGATTTAAAAGATGGTTCTAAAGTTGTTTTATGTTTTCGTATAAATGGTCTTAAATTTCTAAAAAAACAGTGTATTATGGGTATTGATGTAATTCAAATTATGCATATGCGTCACAGAGACCCAGAAATTATGCCTTCTAGTGAAGTTGTTCAGAAACAACCAATTTCTAATGTTGATTATAAAAATGAAATGTTAAATCGTATTCAATTTAGAGAACGTTTAAAAGAAAAAAAAGAGGAAGCCCGTTTAGCATTTGAAGAAGCTGAAAAAACCCAATTATTAGCAGATAGTCTAAAAGAAAAGGCGTCTTTACTAGCACGTGAATTAAAACAAATTGAAGATGAATATTATAAAGAAGATGAAGAAATAGAAGAAGAAGAATAGATTTCATAATAATGAATACCATTTTCTATATAGTTTGAAAATGTGATTATATTACCACTTTTATCAAGATAATCTTCAATGGTATGAATTTGCTTATTAAAATAGTTATATTGTGTTGGAAAAAATGGTAATTCTTTCGTTTCCACTTGAACTTTTAAAATATTCTTATCAATCAATTCAATTTTGCCATAATTTTCAGTTGTTATTTTTCCATTTGATTTATTTTTAATAAAACACCTATCAATTGTAAAATATTGTAATTTAGAATAACTATTTAATTTTGTTTTATTACATTTTAATGATTCCCAACGTTCACTATTAATATTTTTATTGAATAAAAGAGTTTCATTATTTATTTCTCCCAAATAATATCTATAATGCATTTATTTATGATTATACAAATTATTTTTAAATTCAAATTTTTAAAACCATTGTGGCATCTCTAATGTTCTATCACCCTTGGTTGTAAGAGATTTCGGAAGTTGAATTGGAGAAGGTATTGTGCTTATATCTTCTCTGTATTTAATATATTGAGATATTGCGGATAATATACCAGGTACTACAGCATTAACAACAGATTCATCTAATTGTCTTATTTGTTCACGAATATTACACATTTGATTTAAACTAAATTGTAAATATATGGAACGCATTACTAATTGTAATTCAGTATCACTCTGACGACCTATTTTATGTTTTCCTCCAGATAAATCATATACTTGTTTTATTATTTTATTTTGTAAATAATCTATATTTTCTCTACTAAAAAACACATTACTTAATGGATTTCTTTGTAAAATAGTTCTGACTGCTTCGTTTTGAAATCCGTCTAATCCATCATTTTTTTGATAAAACATCTGATAATCTGGATATATTTTTCGATCTATCATATTTATTCTACCATTATTTTGATAATTCATTAGGATTATATATATCTAATATATATTATTTTTCTAATCATCTAACGGACTATCCGTAATTTTTGTTCCACAATATTTTTGCGGATTTTTTTTAAAATCTTGTCTTTTATATACTCCAATTTTTATAGATTCTTTTAGTAAAAATCGAAAGTTATCCCAGAATTCATCAGTATGTCCCGTAGATAATGTCATTACATGTCCAACTTCATGTAATGCTACAAAAATTAATAAATTTTCATCCTCTAGTCTTGCTTCTTTATCTTTAGAACGTATACAAAAAACTATTTTTTCGCCTTTATTAACGCTATAACTAGTATATTTACTACCTGCCTCACTCTCCTCAATATTTTCTGGTCTAAATTTTGTTTTTAAACGTACTACATTATCTTGATCTGGATATTTTTGTACTAAATAATTTATTACACGTTCTAATTTTTGACGTATCGATGCTAATAAATTGGCAGCCTTTGCCTTATCTTCAACATTACGAACTAAATACATATTACCATCCAATTCAGCTCTTTCATAAATTAAATTACTATTTTTAGCATCAATATATAAATAAATTGTGGTCAATAAAATAATTACTACTACAAATTTAATAACGTCATTCATATAGATAAAATATATATGATAGTAAGAGAAAACTAATTTTACTATCATTTAAATTAATACACTATTTAATAATCGTTTTTTTTGAAGAGATTTTAATTCAGAATATAATATATCTAATAACTTTTTACTAATATTAGTTACAAATATAGGTATTATTATAGATGTATCTATTTTATTATGATATCCTAATACATTTAAATTACTAAATAAATTTATCTCATTTGTTGGAGTAAAATTTGTAATCAATTCAGAACATTCTTTATCTATAGTATATCTTTCTACTAAATAATCTAATAATTTAACTTTATTACTACAATTTAATATAGAATAACAAAATTCCTCAATATTAATATTATCTAATAAAACTACTTGATTTTTTAATGATATATTCATATTAGTCATATCTATTTTTAAATTTTCATTATAACATGATGCTCTATAACCAAATAATGTGGGATCATTATCTAATTGTTCTTTATACAAATAGATTATATATTCAACTTCAAATATGTCAAACATTCTATACCAAAATATATCTTTATGATAGTTAGTAGCTAATAAAATACTATTTTCAACATATACCATAATATTATGATATTTAATTTGGTGAATATGACTCATATCTTCTAAAATTAATGAAATGATATCTAGATAACCTAAATCTTCCCTATAATTAAGTATAGAATATTTATATATATCATTGTATTTTAAACCAATTGAAATATTAAGAAAACACTTTAATGTATTCCAGTATGACTCCTCTGGTTCTTGATAAAATATAAATATGCCCAACATATGGGTATGTTTTTTTAATATTAACTTATTTTCCATATATATTTTTTAAAGAAAATAGTAATAGATAGTATGTGTTAGATTCAACCTAAATATATTAAAAAAATTGATATATAAAGAATTATTAAATATAAGAAATAATAAGATTTAAATATGTCAGTAGATATTCAATTTCAACTGATTGAATTTTATACAGAAAATATTTTTGAAAAGGTAGCAGAAGAAGATAACGAATATGAACATAATGATTTCGACAGTGATGATGAGGAAAATGACTCAGAAAGTGAAGATGACAGTACTATTAATAAATCAAATGATAATAAAGGAAAACAACAATATAGTCGAGAGTATAAAATTTATCTTTTCGGAAGAGACGCTCAAAACAGAACAGTCAGTGTGTTAGTAAATCATTTTACACCATATTATTATATTAGAATTCCAGAAAATTGGACTCGTAACCATTGTGAAGGATTTAAAAATTGGATTTTATCACAAATTGACCCTAAATTACATGAAGGATATTATGATATGCGTATAAACGAAAGAAAATCATTTTCAGGATTTTCAAATAATAAAGAGTTTCGATTTATAAAACTTATCTTTAAAAATACTACTTTAATGCGTAAAACGATAGATATATTCATTGGACGTATGGGGGAAGGGGATGACCAAGTTAATTATTGGAAAACATATAGAGGTAGTGAATTGCGTCGTTTTGGTGTTCCTGTAGAAAATGATGAAAATTACGAATTTCAACTCTACGAGAGTAATATTGATCCTCTGTTACGTTTTCTACATCTACAAGATATTGAACCATGTAGTTGGGTTCAAATACCAGCCGGTCAATATATAGAAAGTAATGAAACTACCAGCGAAATCGATATATCATGTAATTGGAATGTTATTACACCCTATAAAAATACTGATAATAAGGGATTTGTAATTTGTAGTTTTGATATTGAGACTGATTCTAGTCATGGTGATTTTCCTATTGCGAAAAAAGATTATTTAAAAGTGGTTAGAGACCTGGTTGAATATTGGCAGCAATTAAATAAAGATATTGAACGTTATCGTATCATTAGAAATCGTTCACCTGCTCAAGAATCACTGTTTTTAAAATATGCTGATATGAAAAAAAATGCTAAGGAAACACTAATTAAATATTTTAAAGATAGTTTTAATGCGGAATATGATACGGAAAAACAAAATGAAATAGTCAATCATCCAGGTGTTTTTCATATCTATATTAAAAAAAAGGAGCTTCCTCCGAGCGATACTATTATAAAAAAAGTAGTTCGAAATATTGAGTCATTAGCTACAATTGTATATACAAGTGCTAATATCAAACAAAAAACATATAATATTGATAAAATAAATGCTATATTAAATGGGTCCTTTCCTAAAATTGAAGGTGATTGCGCTAGACAAATTGGATTAAAATTTATACGTTATGGTGAAAAAACATGTTTTAAAAATATTTTAATTAGTTATGGACAATGTGATAAAATTACTGATACGCATGTTTTAAATGCTCAAAGTGAAGCGCATTTACTACAAACATTTACTGCTGTATTACATAAATATGATCCTGATTTTATTATAGGTTATAATATCTTTAATTTTGATTTTCCATTTTTATATGACCGTGCAGAAGAATTAGGTATATTAGAAGATTTTTGTAAATTAGGACGTATTCCAGATAAAATATCTATTATGACAGAAAAAAGGGGTAAAGTTAAAACAAAATTTTTAGAAATTCCAGGTCGTATTCAAATAGATATTTATAAAATTTTACAAAGAGAGCAACCTAATCTAGAAAGTTATAAATTAGATAATATAAGTAGTCATTTTATTAAATCCCCTATTAAAAAGATGGAACGTTTAGAAAACGGACAAACAAAATTAACAGTGGATGATATGTCTGGTATTTATAGCGATAATTATATACACTTATTATTCCAAGAAGGTTATACTGAAAATAAATTAGAAATAGGTATTGAAAAAAAAACAAAATTCCGTATTGTAGAAGCCAAAAGAGAAGGGAAAAATAATATTCTTATAATAGAAGAAGATGTATTCAATGATATGAATAAATACAAATATAAACTATGGTCATTAGCTAAAGATGACCTTAGTCCAAAAGAATTATTTCGATGTTTTAAAGGTAGTAATAGCGACCGTGCTCTGATTGGTAAATATTGTATGATGGATGTAAATTTATGTATTGAATTGATTAATAAACTACAAATGATTACAAATAATATGGGTATGGCAAATGTATGTATTACTCCATTAAGTTGGATTTTTATGCGCGGACAAGGTGTAAAAATTCTTAGTTTAATTTCTAAATTCTGTAAAAATGAAAAATATTTACTACCAACACTTTTGGTAAATAAAGGAGATGGCCAAAAATATGAAGGCGCATTTGTTTTACCACCTATTCCAGGAGTTTATCTAGATAAATATATTACTGTTTTAGACTATAATTCACTTTATCCTAGTAGTATGATTGCTGAAAATCTATCTCATGAAACATATTGTGGAGCGATGTGTCGTTGTCAGGATCACCTGGATATAGAACCCGTTACAAATCGTGTGTTCAATTATTTTGAACAAGAGTCATTTCAATGTCCTAAGTGTATTGAACTAAATAAGGATACTCCTTATAATGAATGGTTAGGTCTATCTGGAATACAGCGTATAGTAGATTTAGGACTGGGATATGAAGATATTCCACATGATATATATCATTGTACTTTTACAAAAGCCGGACAAATTAAATCAAAAACAAAAATAGGTGTTCGTCTATGTAGATTTATTCAGTTTTCTAATAATGAAAAGGGTATATTACCACGTATTTTGAAAGGTCTATTACAAGCGCGTAAAGACACGCGAACTAAAATGATATTTGAAACATTAAGATTAGATAATGATGAAGTTTATGATGGGGTTGTAAGTGATGTTGAAGGTGGTGTTGTAGTTAAAGATATAAATTTTAAGCAGATTTCGCCGGTAATATCATTAGAACGAATTATTGAACGTAAGAATAAATATAATGATTTTATGATTAGTGTATTAGAGGGTCTACAATTAGCATTTAAAGTTACAGCTAACTCGCTCTATGGTCAAATTGGTGCGAAAACAAGTGCGGTATTTTTAAAGGATATTGCTGCGTCAACTACATCCACTGGTAGAAAACAATTACTCACAGCAAAACATTATGTTGAAACAAATTATAATGGTTCTAAAGTTATATATGGTGATACGGATAGTATTTTTGTAGATTTTCAACCACGTGATAAGGAAGGTAATTTATTAACCGGTCAGTCTGGATTAGAACGGAGTATTGAATTAGGCAAAGAAGTCAGTAAAGGAATTCGTAAAGTTCTTAAAAATCCACAGAACTTAGGTTATGAAAAAACATTTTGGCCATTTATCATATTTAGTAAAAAACGTTATGTAGGAAATAAATATGAAGAAGACCCAACTAAATTTAAACAAGCATCAATGGGTATTGTATTAAAACGTCGTGATAATTGTCCATTAGTTAAAATATTCTTTGGAGGTGTTATTGATATTTTGATGAATAAACGTGATTATATCGCAGCGAAAGATTATGTAGATAGTTGTTGTAATAATTTAATTCAAGGAGATTATCCAATTGAAAAATTAACCATTAGTAAAATGTTAAATGCGCATTATAAAAATCCTGACCAAATAGCTCATAAAATATTAGCTGATAGGATAGGAGAACGTGAACCAGGTAATAAACCTCAAAATGGTGATCGTATTCCATACGTTTTTGTATATGCGCCTGATGAAAAATTACAAGGTAATAAAATAGAAAACCCGCAATATGCTATGGAAAAAAAATTAAAATTAGACTACAAATATTATATTACAAACCAAATATCAAAACCAGTAGGTCAAATATTCGCATTATTTATAGAGAAATTAGATTCAAAACGGTTTAAAGATAGTATATTTAGCGCTTATTATCAAAAGCAGATAAAGGCTGGTAAGGATGAATATGAGTCAAATAAAAAATTAATGGAATATAGATTAAAATTGGCTATAGAATATGTATTTGATAGATTTGTTAATGTTGTTAATAATAAACAAACGGGACAATGTACTCTAGAAAACTGGTTATTTGCTCCTACAAAAAAATAAATATTTTTAAATCATTTTATATCATTTAAAAATAATTAGGCAGAAGATGAACTATAAAACTTATAAATAAGTCCTAACATTATTATATTTACAATTGTTAAAAAAATAATTACATTACGACGATATTTATTTTTTTGAACACCCATTTCAATTTGCTTTTGTCTATTATGTAATTCTTCTTGTTTACGTAATATTTCATTATTTTGTAAATCTAATGTCTTTGACTTTTCATAAATTTGGAATGTTTTGCGTTCAATTGCGCTATTGGTATCTAATAATTGATTGCCAACATCACTTTGAGATGCTTTTACTTGCTCTAAAAGCGTTCTTAATTTACTATCAACTGATTGTAATCTAGTGTATACCTCAGTCGCCCTAGCTTCATCTGCTGGATTTTTACTATACTTTAAATCTAAATACTTCTGATATTCGCGAGCATATTCTTCACTTGCGGCAAAATATTGGGCCCTAAGTTTTTCCTGATTATTATTCATTAATATTATATATTTATTGGTAATATTTTTTATGGATAAAAGAATAAATTAAAGATAAATTTCTTCCAAAAATGTATATAGAATGGGAAATAATCAATCAAATCAACTCAATGAACAAAATATTATTAAAGCGCTTCAGAATATATCTACATCTAATCCAGCAGTTCCACCTCAATGTAATTGGAGAAACCAAAATCAATGTATATTCAAAGATTATGTTTTTGAAGGGAATGGAACCTGTGCGGGACCACCAGGAAATGGGAATCCTACATATAGTGGTTTATACAATTATAATGAACAACAACTTTCAAGTTGGCTTCAAACACTATATAATCGCAATCTTGGTAATGATAAATCAAAAGGAGAAGCAGCCGCAGTTTTTCAATATTGGAATACTTGTAAAAATGCTCCTGGTTATGAATTTTTAAAAAACCTAAACTTTACAGATCCGAATCTAAATAATAGTAATTTATTAGCGCAAAGTCAACAAATATTAGGTAATTATATTGATGAACGTAAAAATAATTTTAAAAATTTACAAGAATTAGAATTAGTTCGCGATGATTTATTTAAAAAGGTTCAATTACTACAGTCACGTCAGGATTTATATTTAGAAAGCGCTAGATTGAATGAAGTTGATAATATACGAAAATTGGAAGAGTTAGATAAAGAAATATCTGTTAGAAAAAGACAAGTTATGTATGACTTTGAAAGTGATATGATATATAATTCTAAAATTTATTTCTTAGGAAACATAACATTTTATTTAATTTTATTTATTATATGTATAATGGTTTATCATCGCTTTTTATCTCAATAAATGATATAATATGTCTAAAAAAATTCCAATATTTAATGACCCCATTCAATTAGAAGTTAGAAATCATGTTATTAAATTAGAGAGCGATGAAATTATTAAATCAAGACGTGACTTAGAAATTTTAGATAATGATATTAATACTACAAGACGACAAGTTGAAATTATACAGGATAATTCGGAAAGGCAGTCTAATAATATTTTTTTACTAAAAACAATACTTACTTATTTAGCTTTAATATTAATACCATTATTATTATCATCTAAAGGTTATATTAGTGCTGGAATAATAACTTACATTGTAATTGGTATAACTATTCTATTCGGAATCATTATATTTTATAATTTACGTAGTGTAATGTCCCGTGACCCAAATAGATTTAGTATACGTAATTTTGGTGCCACAATGAAACCATCATCACAAGCTACAAAATGTGTAAGTAACCCTAAGACGAAACTTAATCCTGAAGAACGAGAAATACAATCTAAATTAGAACAACTTAAAGGTCTAGATACTCAGTTAAATATTATTGAAAGTCGTCGAAAGGAAATTGATTTAAGGCGCAAAGATCTTGATTCTGAAGCATCTCAGTTAGAAGCTAAATTTAATGCGCAATTTCCAAATCAACCTCTAGATAGGGAAATAGAAAAAAATTTAGCTTTAAGAACTAGAATTCGATAAAATATAGTAATTTAGTATTATAAAATACTAAATTATATTATTAGTCCTTACGCATTTTTTTAGATATTCTCCGATTTTTTTTAATGTGTTTCTTTGATTTAAAAGGTTTTCCACCTTCATATGGAATACCTTGAATTTTTATATATTCTAATATATTTAGCACTTCTGAAGGACCTTTTTGTTGTAGTTCATTATATATATTATTAAATTTTTCAATATCCGTTTGATAAAATATCATCATTTGTTGTAAAAACTTAGGCATATACTTATTTATAAATAAAATACTTTCTTTTGTTGGATTTTTAATATTTTTATGAATAGCATCTATATAATAAGCAATATCAACGTCTTCCATATATAATATATATAAAAAATAATATAAATTTATAGAAATTTCAATAATAAAATCATTTTACCTGAATATACCTCGTGTATTAGTAAATTGGTCGAAGGTTATATTATTTATATCTGCTCCTTTTAAATCAGCTCCACTTAAATCTGCTCCACTTAAATCAGCTCCATTCAAAATAGCTCGAAATAAACTAGCTCTTTTTAAATTGGCTCCAATTAAATAAACATCCGACAAATCAGCATTAGAAAAAATCGCGCTTGTCAAAGTAGCTCCTGTTAAATCAGCATCATTTAAATGAGCATTTTGTAAATTAGCATTACTTAAATTTGCACTGACAAAACTAGCTTCATTTAATATAGCACCTATAAAAGTTGCTCTTTCTAAATTAACTCCTTCAAAATTAGCACTATGTAAAATACAATAGGATAAATTAACACCAGCAAGGTCATGTCCTCTGAAATCAAAATTTACTGGAAACACTGTTCTTGGAACTAATTGAATACCATTTATTATTTTAGGATGACCTCCTTTTAATAGTTTTTTGTGACTACGTTTATAATTTCTACTTTTTGTGTTATATTTATTTCTAGAAAGTGTCATTATATATATTAAAAATATTTTAATAGAATTTACAACATTAAGTATATCCATTTGTAAATATGGACTCTAATTTTTTTGAATCATGAATATTATAGAGTCTTTAACATACGTGGTTTTATCTTATGAAAGCATTATTAAATGATATTAGTAAAGTATCATTGCTTTTAAATTTAATTCATCTTCATTATTCAAGAAAAAAAGTTGTATATATTATTCAATATCATTTACCATAAAATATTTAATCAATACCAGGACCTATTATTTGTCCATATTTATCAAATTGATAACCATCAGGTAATTGAGGATCACCTATCATATGAGCTGAAAATAATTTTGTTAATCTAGCACCGGTTAAATTAGCACCTGTTAAATCAGCATTTTCTAAATATGCCTCCGTTAAATTAGCAAAAGAAAGATTAGCATGTGTTAAATTAGCTCTTCGAAAATTAGTATTAATTAAAGTACTATTTGAAAGATTCGTTTGTACAAAAATACAAAATACACAATTCGCATTAGATAAATTAACTCTAGTTAAATTAGCTTTAATGATATTAGCACTTTCTAAATTAACACTTTCTAAAATAGTTCCATTTAAAATAGCACCATTTAAATTCGCACCATTTAAATCAGAACTTGTTAAATCAGCTTCACTTAAATTAGCACTACTTAAATTAGCATTACTAAAATCACAATTCGTCATACTATTCTTCATTAATTTAGCTTTACGTAAATAAGCTTCGATAAATTTAGTTTGTTCACAAACGCAATTATTAAATGTTACATTATATAAATTAGTTTTATATAAATAAGCATCTCTTAAATTCCCATCATTTAAAACGGCACTTGTAAAATTAGAATATTTTAATTTAACTTTATTAAAATTAGGACGAATTAAAATAGCATTAGTAAAATTTACTTTTTTTAAATTAGCATTGGTGAATACAGCATTAGTTAAATTAGTACTAACCATACAAGCGTGCTTTAAATTTGTATTATTAAAAACAGTATTATTACTTTCATTATAAGAACCAGTAAAATTAGCATATGTTAAAGTAGCTCTAGTAAAATTAGTGCCGTTTAAATTAGTATCAGTTAAATTAGTATTATTTAAAATAGCATTGCTTAAATTAGCACCTGTTAAATTAGCACCTGTTAAATCTGCCCCGGTTAGGTCAGCACCGGTTAGATCAGCACCTGTTAAATCAACATTGTTTAACTTAGAGTCTATTAATTTAGCTTCCATTAATTTAGCATTTGATAAATTAGAATAATTTAAATTAGTACTACTTAAATTAGCTTTTAATAAAGTTACTTTATTTAAATTTACATGAAATAAAACACTAGTTCTTAAATTTATTTCACTAAGGTCCGATTGATTAAAATTAAAATTATAAGGAAATATTGTTCCTGGAATTAATGAAACACCATTAATTATAATTTCGGGTCTTCCTCCTTTCAAAAATCTTTTAGAAGTGCGTTTTTTATTATTTCTTTTTCTTGAAATTACCATTATATATATATATATATATAATTTTTACATAGGTAATACTATATAAAAAATAGATATAATAATAATGAATATATAGATGAATCAAGGAGAAAATAAACCAACACGTGAGGAATTAAAGGAGCGTTTGAGAATGGCTCAAATGCGTGGTAAATTAGGCAGAATGCCGAAAAAACATCGTGAAGAAAAGGTAGAAAAAATAAAAACTCAGATGGATCAACAACAAAAGTCGATTATGGAACAAATTCAAAAATTAACGCCGGAACAACGTAAAGCTATGGGTATTCCTGAAAATTTTGAGGTTCCTAATCAAACTCCAGTATCAAATAATGTAAATATAAATCATCCTAATAATAATGAACCTGTAAGTGAGAATAATCCATTAACTATTCCATTACAATTACCTCGAATGAAGCCAGTTGTAAAAGAAGAACCAGAATTAATAAATATACATAATAAAAAATTAGAAATATAAAAAATTGATTAGAAGTAATATGTAGATAAATAGTTAAAGTGAATGTTTCAACTAGAATCACAATTATTTAATAATTTAGGTTTTTATCATTTTATCCAAGATAATGAATTGATAAAAGACTTAAAAAAAAACGTAATAAATTTACACATGAAATCGGTAGATAAAGTTTGGCGTCCTAATAATAATTTAATATTAACGATGTGTTATAAGGGTATTCAGGCACAATTAATATTAACTACTAAAAATGATATACCTATTAGTATTTTATATTTAGTCAAAGAAGATAAATATATATTAACAAATCATAGATTTGATCCATATTTATATAAAAATACAACTTTATATGGTGAATTAGTAAACAATATTTTTGTGATTCATATGGTAAATTTCGGAACACAATATGAAAAAGTGGTTGATAATCTAGAAAAATTAGATAGTATATTATTTAATAAATATAAGGAGGATTTGGATTTAGAACCTATAAAATTAAGTATTAAAGAATTTTATAACGTTGAGAACGAAATTGATAAACAAACGGATTATAAGGCAATTATATATTTAAATCAGTTTATGAAAGGTCCACATTTCATTAAATTCAAATAATTCGGGGAACAGCATAAAAATTATTGACTATGTTTTTACTTTGTGGATAGTATTTAGCTATTTTGTCATCAAAATAAAAAAATTGTCTTAGTCCCATATTATCAGGTATAAAGTTAGCTGATAATGTGTTATCTATATTATTAGCACCATTTTGATTATTTGTTTGTATAAATTGATTTGGCATTACTGCTATTTTTTCTTGAAAATGTTCTAAATGTATAGGTTTATTTATAGCAGCGTATATTATTATAATAATACAAATAATCATAACTATTTTTTTCCACATTCTATATATTATATTTAGTATAAAAACTTTTCCTAAAACGATGTTTATATCATATCTAAATGAATTAGTAATTGTTTAATAATGAATAACATTTGATCTCTACGTATTTCTATAGGTTGTATATTATTTTGACCAGTTGTTTCAATTAATATGTAGTCTTTTTTTATATAATTAGCAAAACTACGTAATGAATTTAATTCTGGATGATTATTTAATCCTACTGTAAATTTTTTATAAGGATTATTAATTTGTAAATTTATTATATCAGCTATTCTATATGAAATTCCAATTGCCCTATGTGTATCTCCAGGATAAATACCGCTTCCTAAGCTATTATTGTTTATTTTATGAAATCCCCATCCTTCATGTAAATCTAATATAAAATCAGCATGATTATATGCTATTTGACATATTTTATTACAAATAGTTTCTTTTGGTTCTTCTCCATTTTGACGCGGATAATTACGATTCAAATCTCGATTATTAATACGATGTGGTAAACTACGCATATTTAATAAGTAACCTAATTTATTAGGTCGAGGAATACATATTATTTTTCCTTTTTTTAAATGTAGTCCAGTATGAATTAGTGTTTCTAAACATACTGTTCCAGCAGGTTCATTTCCATGAGTACTGCCAACAATAAGTAGAACCGGTCCTTGTATATGACTATTAATCGTATGAATATAAATATTGTTTGCCCAATTAAAAAGAATAATATATATTATCAAAAGTATAAGGATAATCTTATATTTCATATATGATTATTCAATATCTTTTATAATTTATGAATAAAAAAAACGAAAATAGTTATATATGGCTGAGGAAAAGAAATACGATAGTTATGGTTTTAAATTAAATAATAACAATGGAACTGCTCCTAGCGGCAGTAGTGATTTTAAAAAGTATTTAAAAATATTTTTTTGGATTATGGTTGTTATTGTAATATTATTAAATATATTTACCAGTGGTTTGGCTGGATATTTAAGTTTTTATGAATTTAAAAACGATACTACATTGATTCGAATTATGAAAACAAGTGCGGCAATATGTTTAAGTTGGTTTTATTTAGGTTGGAAAGGATTACAAAAAATGGGAGTATTGTAAGATGTTTTTTTCTCTTAAAATGATATAATGTTTATTGAAAAGAAAATATTGAATATAATACGTCCAAATTATAATGCGAATGACCCTTCAAAAGGAAAAAATTCACTAATACAAGTGCTAATGTATTTAATTGATGTCGCTATATTTATAATAGCTCTCGTTGTAGCTTGGGATTGTAATAGTAAGGTAGAAGGTTTTACAAAATTTATTTTTATAATATATGCGGGCTTATTTCCATCGGTATATTTAAGTTTTTATCTAGTATATCGTATAATTTTAGGTAATGCTTGTTATTAAATTAGAATTATACTCTAAAGAAAAAATTGTTTCTTTAGAATATATATATTATATGAGTGAATATTTAAGTAAAGCTACCGATTTTATAAAATCTAGTCCGGGTCAAATAATGGAAGGCATAAAAACAGGCCCTGGTAACTTAGTAGAAGGTGTAAAAAGTGGATCCCCGGTATCTATTATTATAGCTATATTAGTACTTATAATAGCTCTGTATTTATTGTATTTCTATGGTATGAAATTTATTAGAAATGTAAACCAATTTAGTAAGGGTTCACCATATCTTATAGATGGAACGAAAGATGCTAGACGTCGTCTTGTTATCACTCAAGATCCTAATAAACAAGGTAGTATAAACCTTCCTCGTAGTCTTGATGAACAAGGTGGAATTGAATTTAGTTATTCTACGTGGTTATTTATTGATAATTATAATTATAAATTAGGTCAATGGAAACATGTATTTCATAAGGGTAATGAAACTAGTTGGCCATTACGTGCTCCAGGATTATGGCTTCATCCAGATAAAAATGCTTTGCGTGTATATATGAATAGTTATAATGAAATAAGTGAATATTTAGATGTAGATAATATACCTATTAATAAATGGTTTTGTGTAATAATTATTGTTAAGGGACAAAATATGGATTGTTATATTAATGGAAATTTAAGAAAATCAATTAAGCTAACAGGTATACCTAAACAAAATTATGGTGATGTATTTATAAATGCTTTTGGTGGATTTTCAGGATTCTTATCTAGATTAAGATATTATGGATATGCTTTGAACTATTCTGAGTTAGATGGTATTTTAAAGATGGGACCAAGCATGATGCCATGTGCTGATTCAGGAGAGCGTCCTCCTTATTTAACGGCTAATTGGTGGACTAATGATAATTAGCACCTTCGGTGGACTAATGATAATTAGCACCTTTGGTGGACTAATGATAATTAGCACCTTGATGATACAAATTAATATAATTTATGAAACAAATTATATTATATCTGTAACTTTGTCTATATCAACACAACCAACAATTATATATTAAAACCATTTATATTATCCAAAAGTGTTTTCACTGGTATAATATACATAAAGAAACCCATCTTCATCTTTATTATCTACATAAATTTTAGATAATAAATCAGTAATATTAAATAAACGATGTTTTTCACCAATAAATGTAAAAATAGCGTTCACTGGATTTAAATTGATACGTTTACGTATAATTTGAATAAATTGTCCTAAGACAATATCACTTGGAACAAGAAATTTTTTTCTATCCATTTGAGGCAAATCACTATTTGCTAAACGTTCTACTATTACTGGAATACGATCTGGAAATTTATTTAACATTTTTTCACATTCTTCCTTTCTTTGTTCTAGCGTAAAACGTTTTTTAAACTCCATAACACTTGACATATAGCTTTTTATATATTAATATAAAGAAGAATATTTTTAAATTAAAATATATGTTCCTTATTTAAGTTTAAATATAAGTAATTAATAATATAGAAAACAATAAATGGAACATAAACAATTACATGTTGGTAAAAAAGAGGAGCGACTGGCCAACCTGGCCGCCATAGAAAGTAGAAAATCAGATTCATCATTTAAACATGGGGCAATTATTTATCAGGGTAATAAAAAAATATGTGCAGGATATAATAACACTACAAGAACATGTTATCGTAAAAATATATGTTGTACGATTCATGCTGAAATGGATACGGTGACGCGTTTTTTAAATAGTTTTATAAAAATCCATACTACACGTAATGATAATAAAATAAGAAGAAAAATGAGTAAATATTCGATTTGTGTTGTTCGTAGTAGTATTGACCAAAATGGAAAACTATGTTTAATGAATAGTTTACCTTGCCGTGATTGCCTTAGAAAACTACAGATGGTTGGTTTGAATAAGGTGATCTATTCCGATAATAATGAAGAAATTAGAGCAGCCAGAATATCAGATATTCAAACAAATCATCTAAATTGGTCTAATGTTATGAAATTACCAGATGTTATGAATAAACTAAGAATTGTTCCACTAATACGATATAATTATAAAAATTAAACACCTACATATTCGGGTTCTATCTGTAATTCTTCATTGGTAAAAATTGTAAATTCTAGTGTATTTGTCACATCTTCATCTACTTCTTCATCTTCTGAATTTTTATCTTCATCATCTATTTCTTCTTCTTCCTCATCCTCTTCTTCTTCTGGATTATCTTCCCAATTATTTTGGAAAAAATCAAGATAAAATCCTTCTGTAAAATCAATTATTTCATTATTAATAGTTAAAAAGCATAGAAGGTCACCATAGATTTTTTGATTATTTAATGGATTAGGTAAACTATGATTACTTAAAATATCATCTGAACCTTTTGTCCATCCATATATATAAATTTTATAATTATTAAAATCCCAAATTGTTAGACGTTCTATTTTTCCCTTTCCTTTATTATCTACTACTCCTTTTAAATACTGTAAACCAATTGTTTCATCTAATTGAAATTTATCACTTAGATTCTTGTCTACTTCACGAACCTCTCCATCTGGTTTTAAACACAAAAATAATACCATTGTTTTATTTACTTTATTTATCAAATTAAAAATAAATCAATTTTTATTCATATGTAATAACATCTGAACTATAATTATTTTCCTTATAACCTATTTTAGTTATTTTATCTATCCATATACCTTTTGCTTTATCATATTCTAAAAAAGTTGGATATTTTGGTACATTATCTTCTTCATCTGTATCATTCACAAGACATTTTATGGGTATATTATTCGTTAGTGGTTTAGATTTAAAAAATGTTTTTTCTAAACTACTAACCGATTTTAAAAGACTACTGAATTCATCGATTGACATTGATATCATATGCGGCTTTAATAATTGATATAATGTATTCACATTTTTTTTACATACAAGTTGTTTTACTGGTTTATCTCTGTTAGATATACTAAATTTATTAATATTCATTTATAATCATTTTAATTCTTTACATATCATACGTATCAATTTTATCAAATAAAATAAAATATAATTAATTCTATTCAGTCTCTTTTGTATGAAGACAATTGTGATGGTCATCTAAAAATCGATAATAGTTTCGTTGGCCAGAACTTGGAAAATCAGGAACTATATCATCTAACCGATATCTTTCAATACTACCGGCATCTGTTGAATAATATACATTTCGAATTCCAAAGAGACGAAGTGTAGCTAAACAATGATTACACGGTTTACTATTTTTTAAATTACCAAATTTATCATGTCTAATGACTAGGATTTCCAATTTTTTGTTCAACCAACGAAAATTACTTTCTCTAGATGACCCCAGCCCCTTTCAAGATAGGCACTCCAGTATTTTTGAATGACATACATCGTTCACTATCATTTAGATAATTTCGTAAAGAGCTACAATTATTAAGGTCACAAAATTGACTAAGAGCATGAACTTCAGCGTGAAAACTTAAAATCATTTTTCCATGGGAAGTTCCTCTATTATGATTATATCCAATTGTAACAGGTTTACCACCACTAATTAACATCGCAGCATGTTTTTGAGCCATATTAGATTTTTTAGTGTATGGCTCTAAAACACGTAGCATTCTACCAATTTTACCAGTATACATTCTATATTTATAATACGTTTTTTTTACGTATTCTTAAAATCAAATTTTTATACTTATCATAAAATACACTTAAAAAATTGATATATTATTAATATTACATATAATATAAATAATGCCTAAAAAGTACTTTTTGGAAGGGAATATTGGTTGTGGTAAAACCACCTTATTAGAAGCAATTGAAAAATTTATTAAAAAAAACAATAATCAAAAAATTAAAGTAATTTATGAACCAGTAGATCAATGGCAGAAAATGGGTTTATTAGGTTGTTTTTATAATGATAAAAAACGTTGGAGTTATACTTTTCAAAATTTAGCTTTTATAACTAAAATGATAGAGTTAGATAAACTGGAAGATGATATAATTTATATTATTGAACGTAGTCCACAAACAGATCGTAATTGTTTTGCCGAATTATGTTATGAAAATGGATTTATGACAAATATGGAATGGACTGGTTATAATTTATGGTTTAACCATTATATTAAAGACATGGAGTATGATGGATTTATCTATCTAAATGCTTCTCCTGAAAAATGTTTTGAAAGAATTAATAATAGAAATCGTAACGAAGAGACAGGTATTCCTATTGACTATTTACAGAATCTTCATCAAAAACACGATAAATGGTTATCGAGTGAAAAAGATAAGACATTGTATTTAGAAGATAATTATGATCTAGATACAATTCAAACCGCTGTCAAACTAGTATTAGATTTCATAGATAAATAAAATATTTCTTATTCATTTGTATCGACATCTACATCAGCTGAAGCATTTAAATTTAAATTTATACGCGGTATTAATTTAATTAGATTGGCATTAGTGGGACCCCTTTTATATACACTATATACTTCTTCTGCATTAATAGCTCTATTATAATATTTTAGACTTGCCATATCGCCCTTATATCCACCATCTTGTGTAAGAAATAAAGGACCATCGTTTAGAATAGGAACACTTCGTAATGTACAACTACGTGCTAATTTTCCATTTAAATACACATCAAGACTACGATTCCATAGAACAACTACAACATGATTCCAACGTTGTAAAGGTAAATCAATAATATCACAAGGTAAATTGTGATTTAGCTCAAAGCTATCATAAAATTTAGGATTCATCGATTTTTGTTTACTGAAACTTACAAAATTAGCTACTTGCGGAAATCTATTAAATTCAGCTCCATTATCGCCTATTGCTGGTAGTTTATTTGAAAAAAATGTACATTGATTAGCGAGTTGATCTAAACTAAATGAATTACAATCGGGATTATTTGAACATTCGCTTTTACAATCATCTTCCTTAACATCATATAGCGTTTTAATTGAGTTCTTGTCATCAATACGTCTGTTTTTACCAACACGATATACACTGTTTGTTTCTTTCGTATCTACACGTATCAAAAGTTGATTCGTATTTGGTGCTAAGAAAATACCTGGATTACAAACAGTAATATCTTGAGGACCCTTATGTAAAATATGTTTAGCTTTTCCAAAACGATAATTAAAATCGTCAAGTTTTATCCATACACTATAAGTATATTCAAGACCATAATTACTCTTTAAAATTTTATTAGCTGGAATAGTGTGCGGTTTTGTTGTATCTCTAAAATTACCAAAAATAGTTCTATTTTCAAAGAAAATTGGTTCAGCATTTTGGCTTTCTACCCATCTAATATAAAGTCTGTATAAAACAACTAAACCAACTATACCTAATACAAACATTCCAATTGTTCTTAAAATTGGGCTATCCATTATATATATTTTATATCATATAATATTTCGTTGGAAATAATATAAAATATATGTTGATTTATTTAATATTGTCTATTTTAATTTCTTTATTTTTATATTACCTTGTAAATAGGATAGAACCATTCTCTATGCCATATATTCCTTTAAAAAAAAGAGATTTAACTGAAAAACCTATTAAAAATTTTGATAGTTTAATTACTAATCCACAAAAAACCTACTATTCAACATTACAAAGTTATAGAGATTATATTAACTTACAACGTAAAATTAGAAACGCGTTTGAAGAGAAACAAAATAATAGTGGTATTAATCCAATGGTTCCAAATGATTTACGTTGGCGTATTCATCGATGGTCAATGTGGGATTATTTACCTAATTTAGACCATCAATATTATTGTAGATTTCCACAGTTTAATGGTAAGGAAACATGTGTACCTTTATCAAATAAATTATATTGTAGTGTTACTAATTTATATAAAACCCCTTCTCAATGTTTAAACAGTCTTAAAAATAATAAAAATACAAAAACAAATACTAACGAACAAGATAATATATAGTATCGTTTTTTTCCGATTATTCTCTACAATGTTATTATGAATTGGTTCTACTTCAACCTGATGAATTATATTACCATCATTAATGACTTTATTACATACTACACAATAACTATTTCCCCTAAATTTAATATAATTTTCCCAACAACTAATATGTATAATATATTTACATTTATCACATAATTCTATTCGATAATCACCAATATTTTTATCAATTATTTCTAAACAAATAATACATTCTTCTTCTTCCATATAAATATTGATATCAGAATTATTCCTAATATTATAGCAATCAAACTATAATAGTTATTTTCATTTTTATTATTTTTTTTTTCAATATTTTTTTCATTTTTTTCACTTTCACTATATAAATTTTTATATATATCAATTACATCAATATAATTTAATACAGGCTTTCCTAATGATTCATTTGTTTTATTATGTATATTAATTAACCACTCTACTAATTTCTTTTTAGAATCTAATGCATTATCAATCTGTATTTCAGATATGTATTGTTTAAAATGTTCCCTACATACATCACATGGTAATACAAACATTAATAAATGAAAAAAATTTTTATAATTAAGTTTATCTTTTTCGCTTGGTTTATCAGGATAAGCCATAGTTATACTATGTAAAAATATCCAACCATGTTTACCCCAGACATTCGGATCCATTATATATTATAAAATAGATAATAATATTTTCTCCTTAGTGAGTATAATGATAAATCGTTTAAAATTATTAGAATTATTTGAAGTAAAGAACGAAAATAGTTTAAACTATACGGATCGACTTTTATTCAATGATATTTTAAACAATCAATTTCAATTAGGTGGAGGATTTAGTATTCGTCCAGATTTAGGTGAAATCAATGGAATGGTAGAAAGAACAGGTTATGTAGACCGATTTGCTCCCATATTTGTAGACCAATTATTACAAGATGTTGCTCTAAAATTAAAGTTATGAATGAATTTGAATAGGTATTTCATGAATTAGTTTTTTATTTGTAGGACATTGGATTTTTTGACTACTGTATTTATAACAATTATCCATTTGATCTTGATATACAATTTGATTTTCATTATCAGGAGTAGGATATTTATACAAAATTGTAGGTCTTGGTCCAAAAATATATACTATAAAGAACCCTATCGCTAAAGATAATAAAAATACAATAGGATCAAGTTTATTAAATAGATTCATATATACTTTATACCTCTTTTTTTCTTATCTATCAATATATGGATAAATTAAATAATTTAAAAGATTCACTATCAGCTTCTTTAGCCGAATCTTCTAATACTCAAAAAATAATAACTATTAGTATACTTATTATTATAATTGTATATTTTTGGCGTAAATATTCTCAACATAAACGTGAAAATCCTATTTTTTATAATAATGGACGTGATGCTAAAAAAATAGATACTATTTCAGATGTTAAATTTATTAGAAATAGAAATAAAGTAGAATTTACTTATCATATGAATCTATATATTGCTGAATGGGATTATAATATATTTTGGTTTAAACCTATTATTATGAAATCAAAATCTTTAAACCAATTTTGTCCATTAGTTTATTTAGAACCGGTTGTAAATAATTTAGTAGTTGTGATTACATCTGAGGATGGAAATAATAGTCAAATTCGTTTAAAGGATTTTCCTATAAAAAGGTGGACGCATTTTGCTCTTGTAGTTGATGATGTTAGTGTAGAATTGTATATTAATGGATTATTAGCTGAAACTAGAAATCTAACTAGTCCAGCTAAACAAAACGATGGCAATTTACAAGTTACACCAATGGGCGGATTTTCAGGATTTATTAGTAAACTGGCCTATCGTTCAAAGGCACTTTCAAGTCGTGAAATATTTCAATTATCTAGAAATCCTATATTTGATTTTCGTATATTTGCTGTAAATCTAAAAAATTTAAATATATGTGGACGTAGTTATCAAAAACCAACTGAAGCAGATTTAGCAGGTGTTCCACAAGAGAGTCTCAGTGTTTTTGGTTCTATACCAAATAGTTTAAATACACTTCAATCCGTTAGTCCTAGTTTATTTACAAAGATGACGAATCGAATAGGAAATGCTGTCACACAAATTGGAAATCAAATGGTCACTACGGGAGATAATTGCCCTAATGAAAATGATGCTCCTTTGTGTCCAGTAGGAACTTTAGCTTGTGAAAGTAATCAAAGATATTGTTATTATCCAGATAGAGATATTATGGTTAGTACTTATATGTTACCTGAAGAAGATTATTGTCCATCTAAACAAATAGGAAATTCAAGTGGTAATCAACCATTTACAATATCTGGTACACCTGTTTGGCAAAGACAAAGAGGTAAGGATACTTCAAACTGCTCAAATATAAAATAATATTTATATATATATATATAAAATGGAAAAAATTACTTTCTTACAAGGAGGTGCTCTTTTAATGGACCCTAGTATATCTAGATGTCAAGCAATAGTTAATATGGTAAGTGACACGCGATCAAATTTGAGTTTATTAACCTATAAATCACTTAAGGGATTTATTTTTAAACTGGATGTTAATGATCTAAATAAATGTTTATTTAGATATTGGAGATACTTACAAGAGCCTAAGATACAAGATTATTTAATAAAATTAGTAATAATAACAAAAGATAATGATGAAGATTTACCTGAATTTCGTAAAAGAGACAAATCTTCTGAAAGTATGAATAGCTTCATGAATGAAGCCAAAATTCAAGCTAGAATTTGGGAATTATCTACATTATCTAGCACTCCTAATTTCAGTCCATCAGTTATTGATTTTTCTTTATTTGAAAATCCTATAGGCACTCATTTTTTAACATTTTTGAAAACAAAAGTTGCACCTGGTTCACTTGACGAAGAAGTTATTGATTATCTAATAAGTGTAATTCAAGACCCCGCAAATAGATTAGGAATGTTAGTCATGCCTTTTCTAAATAATTCAGTAACATTAGGTACTTTTGTATCAGAACCAGCTAATGCTGGAATGTTGACTGATATATATATCAATTGTTTATCAAAAGTAGTTGGATTGTATTTATTTAATGGATTACTACATTATGATTTACACACAGATAATATATTAATAAAAAATCGTGATGGTAAATATATTCCATATGTTATTGATTTTGGAAGAGTAAGTCAAGTGGATTTAAGAGACCCCGATGAATATTTTAGTGGAGATGAACATTTATCTAAAGCGGAACAAACTGCTGCTTTTAAACAACGTAATGATTTTCGTGATGAACTAGATACATTAATAATGCCTAAAAGGGGAGAAAATCAAGCTGCTTTTCAAGCAAAACAAATTATATTTATTAGAAAAGTGATTGACTATGTATGTTCAATGGATCATATGATAGTGCAACGCGAATTTAAAATGCCAACAAAACAATCATTTCAAATGGAATGGATACTACATATATTAAATGAACCAAATAACACTTTACTAGACGGGTATTTACTACGTATTTTTACTACAGTCATTCAGGATAACATGGTAGATGACGTTGGTACTAAATTAGGAACTGTTCAACTATATAAAAGAGAAGGCAAATTAATTAATTTTGTTGGTGTAAGTCCAAGAGCATTCTTCACTTCTCCAACTATTCCAGGAATATCCGCTAGTGCTGCTCCAAGTTCAGCCATGTCTTCTCCATCTTCGGCTTCATCTTCATTATCTCAAGCTCATACGAATCCAGTTCTTCCAAAATGTGATGAAGAGGGAAAAGGATATGGATGTTCTTTGATGGGGGGAAGAAGGAGATCTACTAAAAAATACAAAAAAAATAGAAGAATTTCTCGCAAAAAAATATAATTTTCTGCGTTTAAAATGTATAATTATTATGTATATACATTGTATAATATACATAATGAATACTACATCTATTTTAACTGATCAAGAAAATCAATTTGGTAAGATTTATGTTGTATTAAATCGAACACATGGAAACTATACAATTTTACCATTAGTTGAAAACAATTTTTTATCATTTTTAGAAAAATTATATAAGGAAATTGATATTGATGATTATGAAATTAATTATAAAAATGTAAGTAGTTTACATATAAAAGGAAAAATTATTGAGTATTTACATACTGTTTTCAAAAGTAAGATTTTAACATTTACTATTCACAGTAAAATGAATACAATAGATGATTTTTTTATAAAATTAAATGATTTATTAGTAAATCATGTTTTACATAATCAATTGTTGGAAAATTTTAAAATATTAAAGTATGACGATAATTCACATCTTGATGATAAAGGAAAAAAAAGTATCTGTTTGGACATGAGAGAACAAACGAATATGTCAACACGATTGGAAAAAAATATATTAAATCATGAATCATTAAATAATATAAATCATACAGAGTCAACATATACTGTATTACCATACAATCATTATGAAGTTTCTGAAAATATTGTTAATCCAGTACCTGATATAAAAGTATTATCTGAAAGTATACCTATAAAATATTATTCTTGGAAAGCAGATGAATTTATTAATAATCCAGATAATTTTAATAAGTGTGCTATAATTTATTCTATTTCACAAAACATAGGTATTGTTATTGAAAATGAAGATATAATTCATATACAATATTTAACTAAAAATTTTAAAGATTTCGAATTGATAAAAGAATATAGTAAATTAGATAAAAAAGAACTTGATAATATTAAAAACTATTTTCACAAACGGGATTTCGAAAGTAATGAAATAATAATGAAAAAAATAAATAGTTTTGAAAGTCTATTTGATATTAATAATGATAAAAAGAAAGATATTATTAATAATGAAATTGAAGCATTTATTCGAGAAAACTATCAAATAGATAATGACCCTAAAAATATGCAGAAGGCGAATGAAATATTAGGCAAAATTATTTTAGAATTACAATATTTTGATAAAGATAAAATGAAACTTAGTAAGGAACTAAGTAATATTTTACTTCATATGGGTTTAAAGAAAAAAAGAATGTCCGATGGTATTTATTATTATGGCATTGTACCAAAACAATCATATCCAACAATTAATACTCATGAAAAATTTAAGAAAGTTATTGAAGAGCACAAATTAGAATCTGTTAGTCAAATATTAAAAAACTTAAAAACCGATACTTCAAAATCTGGTTTATTGTCTGTTTAGATTTAATATTTGTCTCTCACAACTAAAACATTTTGTAGGACCGGCTTTATATAAATAATTAGGATTCAATCCATGTTGTGCTTTTAATTGTCTTTCACAACTAAAACATTTCGTTGGTTGTTGAAATAACCTATATTCCAAAGGAACAGCCATTTCAGAAGAAAAACTTTTAGTAGGATGAGTTAAATATACTCCAAAATCTGTCCATAATTCATTCGTTATTGATAATAATTTAGATTTCATACCAATATTTCGTAAAAATGTGCTTATTATTAGTAATGATAATATCAATGCTATTATTATTAAAAATTTTAATAAAACTTTTAAATGAGTCATATATATAACTATGAGATAAGATGTCCAATATATTCAATTAGTCTTCTTATAAAATTACGAATCCAATTATAAATACCACTAATAATATCAACCGATAATGTATTTATATTTTTAAAACGGCGATTTAATATAATTAACATATTGTGAAATGAATTTTTAAAACCAAATAAAATAGCAAACATAAAGGTATTATAAAAATTATATATCAAACTACTATTATTTAATTTTTTACCAACTTGTTGAAAATGATTAATACCAAATTGAGGTATTCTATATGATAAATATTGTAAATAGCCATATTTTCCTCGAAAACCACCGCCTGTAAATAAATTCATTTCTTCACTAATGTACATTGGCACATAATCTAATTGAATACTTTGAACTAATTTATTGTCCATAAATAAATCTAGTTGACGATTATCTAAAACTAAAATTAAACATATCCACCGTTGTAATGGTATATTTTTTTGTATAATACGTTCCCTTTTCATTAATGGAATTGTAGTAATTTCAATTACTAAATCATTTGTTTTTTCTTCAAAATACATTTGTAGATTATCACCCCAATCAATAATCATCTTTTTTTGACCAAATCGATAATTCCAATCTTCTATATATAACCAATTTACTAATGTCCAACTTAAACCGGCATCTATTTCACTTAATGGTAATCTACTACTTGGTATTACAATCGGCTGCATTGTTGAGACTGTATTGGAAATTAAAACAGGAGAACTCTTAATAAGTCCAAAATAAGAAATCAATAATAATGAAATGAGATACAATAAAAATATAGTCACTATAATTTTGATTAATAAAGGAAGAAATGTATTATATTGAGATAATTCTTCTATAGAAGGCATATATATTCTATAGAGAAGATTATTTAGCAAATACCCGGCAAATTTTCTGTAGCATTTGCCGCATTCATTAATATATCATTTGCTCTACTCTTAAAATTATTTATCTTTTGTTGATAAATTTCCGTCTTTCCTCTAAATAAATACATAAAATAAAAAGGTGTAGGACCACGAGCATACATACTATAAACATCTATATATTTTAAAGCATAAGGATAATATCTTAATTCATTAATTAGTCCATCAAAACCTCCGTCTAAATTAGCATACAAAGGCAATGAATTCACTTTTGGAATAGATTTTAATACACTTGTTTTATACAATTTACCATCAATATATATTTCTAGAGCAGTATCATGGGCTACTATAACTAAGTGAAACCAACGTTGTAATGGAATATTCTCAACGATAACACAATTATTATCATCATATATTATATCCTTATTTACTCTAGGATCCATACTACTTATATTTTTATTTCTTTTGGTCCAACTAGTAGCTACATTACTCGCTTCTAATTGTTTGCTATTTGGATATATAAAACATTCCTTAGTATCATTCAAAAAAGCGGCTTGTTGTGCTGAATCATCAACTGATAAAAATCCTTTACAGGTAGATTCTGTTTGATTGGGAATTTTAGACCCTTTCACACCAATATTAGTAAAATCTTTTGGAACCATATTTTTATTTTCAATTATATTTTCACTTCCCTTAGTTCTATCAACTGTATCCATTATTATAGCAATTGAATTAATATTAGGTAACATCCAAACTCCAGGAGCGGTGCTCTTAAAATCAATATCTCCTTTACTAAATACATGTTTGAATCTATTTAAATTTTTAGACCAATTATTGACATATAACCAGGTTGAATAGGTAAAACCAGTTCCATCAACAGGGGCAGGTATAAAATCATCACTAACTTGAATACGTTCATCTGCTTTCTTAACATTACGAATAAATATCGGTTCCATTCTTTCTCTCTTTACAATATCATTATATTTACGAACTAATAATACTAATACAACAATAATAACTACAACTATTAAACTATAAAAAGCTGGTTTGTTGTTATAAACCGCATCTGCCTGACCAGAAATGGTAGATTTAATATTATTTAAATAATCCATTATATATATTCTATTATATATTTTTTTAATTTATACTAACAATTTATCTTTATCTAAACTACAATTAATATATTTTAATCTTTTATTATAATAACAAAAATCACTTGGACTAATAATAGTCCATGGAATATTTTTATCTAAAAAACCCAATAATGAATAAACATAAGCAACTAAGGCACTACACCAAAATGTATTTTTTTTTTCATATCCACTTATTTTATCTAATGGCTCATTTAAATCTTTTAAAGCTGCTAGCCAATCACATGGATCTATATCATATGGTTCTCCTTGTATAAGTTTATAAATATGTTTTATTTTTTTTTGTATTTCTTCTTTATTAATATCTGTTTTCAGTTTTCTATAATATAAATGTCCATAGTTTTTATTTTTATACTCATCGAAAACTTTATCAAATGAAATAATTTGAACTCCAAAGACTTTTTTATTATGAATAGCATCCGGAAAAACTTCACCACCACTTTCAAATAGATAATATTCATCCGTTAAAGTTGGATCTAACCAAGTTGGATTTTTTAATACGATACTAATATGACTATATTGTGAACATGTAAAATATTCAATTAAACGGGAATACCAAAAGCTTGTTTGATATAAAATAATATCCCCTGTATCTAATTCTTTTATGATATCCATCATGTTATTATTTATAAATAATTTACTAAACATTTTATAGAACTTCTTTATATCATAATATACTTAAAAAATAAATATGCTTTTATATTAATATGAAAAATGAATACAGAATATTACATACAAAAAAATACATTTTGTAACAAATTAACACTTTTTTTTAGACTTTGTTGTTTATTATATTTTATTACTACTATTTATTATTCCTATCCATATTTTAATATGAATTCAATATTTTTTTTAATATACATTTTTTTTGATATAATATATATTATAGATTTATCACATTATATTTACAAAGTGTATATAAACTATAATAAATATTTTAGTAATGTTCATCTATATATAGAATGGAAAAAAAATATAGGTTTGCGTAAATATTATATCCGTGAAATCGCAATATTTGGTCAATATATATGTTCTTTAATTATTACTCTATTAGATATCCAAAATGTTTTTAAATTTACTAACATAACTTTGTTATATAGTGGTGCTTTACTATTTATTAAAATAACTTGTATTTTAAAATCTGTATTTTTAATAGTAATTATCATTGGTATAATACCTTGCTTATACTGTCAAGTTAAACAAAATATTTATATAAATAAAATAACAATACCGATTATAAATATATTAGAAGAATGTAGTATTTGTATGAATAGCTCAAACAATACAAATTGGACAAAAACAGATTGTAATCATTATTTTCATATCGAATGTATTAATAAATGGAAATTAATGAATAACACATGTCCTAATTGTCGTGCTAATCTTAGTTTTTCTGTATAAAAAAATAATTATATATAATTAATATTACTATATAAATTATATCATAATGAATGTTTTAGTCACGGGTGGAACGGGTCTTGTTGGGTCCGCAATAAAAAGTTTACAACCTAATTGGATATATGTAAGTTCGAAAGATTGTGACCTGAACGATTTTAATAGAGTTCATGAACTTTTCAAAAAAATAAATCCAGATATTATTATACATTTAGCGGCAAACGTTGGTGGTCTTTTTAAAAATAATGAAAATAGATTAGAAATGTTTAATAGTAATATGATAATGAATTATAATGTTTTAGAAAATGCGTATCGACTACAAATTAAAAGAGTAATATGTTGTCTTAGTACATGTATTTTTCCAGATGGTTTAAATCGTGTTGTAACAGAAAATGATTTACATTTAGGAGAACCCCATCATTCAAATTATGGATATGCATATGCGAAACGAATTATGGAAGTTCAGTGTCGTTTATATAATGAAACACCTGGTTATCACTATCAATGTATTATACCTACTAATATTTATGGACCACATGATAATTTTAATTTACATGATAGTCATGTTATTCCAGGATTAATCTATAAAGCATTTAATCATTCTACTAATTCAGCAAATGAACCATTTGTAATTTTAGGCACTGGTTTACCAAAACGACAATTTATATATTCTTATGATTTAGCTAATATAATTGTTAGAATCGTTTTAGAAAATATCACTGAACAATTATTAATATGTTCTACACCAGAAACCAGTGAAATAACTATACTAGAAGTAGCAAAAATAATTTGTAAATTATGTGGGATTGAGAATGTTATTCCTTCTGAAATATCAACGAGTCATAATGACGGTCAAAAAATGAAAACGGCTTGTCCTAATCGTTTATTACAACTCATGCCAAATCTTACATTTACTCCATTAGAAAAAGGTATAAAAGAAACTATAGAATGGTTTAACTTACATTATCCAAATATTAGAAAATAATAATAGTGTATATTCTTTTGTTTATAAATCTATTTCATAAAAAAAATAAAAAGTAATGATATAACCATTATATGAAATATTCAATAAAAAAAAGTAGACGAAGACTTCGTTCCAGACGTAATCGCAATGAACCTAGAATGATGAAAGGTGGTTTCGAAATTACAATCAGAAGCATAATCAAACCGAATAAATATAAGAAACTTGAAGTTAATGGCGACATGACAATAGCCGCTCTAAAAACGCAGATTGCTAAAGATTTGAATTTACCATCCGTACGAATTATGTTAGTTATCCCTCAATCTTCACAACTTGGAAGTATATCTGAAAGGCAATTGCGCGAATTAAGTGATGAAAATACCTTAACAAGTTCTGGTGTTATAGAAGGTTCCGAGTTGGAAATCATTCCGCGCATACAGGGAACTGCTGTTGGTCAAAAAGATATTAGTCGAGCAGTATGGTCTTAATGTTTAGAACAAAAAAAATCATGAATAACTAATATAAATTACATATAACCTTTACACTTAGGTTTATTATTTAAATTATATTATAAAACTATATATATATGTGTGGTATATTTGGGTGTTTAAAAATAAATAAAAATTGTATAGATATTAAAATAATTCAGATTGTTTATAATGCTCTACAATTATTAAAAAATAGGGGATATGATTCGTGTGGAATGTATCTAAATGATACAGAAAATAGTGATATTATTTTAAAATATGGTATAGATGGTGAAAAAATAAATAATAGTGATGAAGTTGATATTTTTAAATTATTACATAAAAATATTCAAAACTATGATAATAATTTTATGATTGGATTAGGACATACTCGATGGGCTACACATGGTGGTAAAACAGATGAAAATTCTCATCCACATCGTAGTAATCATCAAAAATTTAATATTGTTCATAATGGTATTATTTCAAATTATGAATATTTAAAAACCACATATTTAAGAGATTATGTTTTTACTAGTAAAACAGACACAGAAGTAATTGTTAATTTAGTAGAGTATTTTTATAAACAAAAATGTAAAGATAATAAAGACTTATCACAAAATATAATTTTAGAAGTATTAAAAGAAATCACTACAATTATGGAAGGTACATGGGCATGTATTATATATTTTATAGACCAACCCGAAAAATGTTATTTTATTAAAAATGAAAATCCTTTATTAATTGGTAAAAACAATGAATCAATTATATTAACGTCTGAGCCCAGTGGTTTTATGAATATGGTAAATACGTATTATTTATTACGAGATAAAACATATGGATATATTGATAATAAGGGCCAAATTGAAATTATAGGTGAATATAAAGAATTACCACTTCTAAAATTAGAAGATAATGATATTACTTTACCTAATAATTACTTACATTGGATGCGTAAAGAAATTGATGATCAGCAAAAATTATCAGTTTTAAATGACCCAGTTACCAATCAATTACGATATGATAATAATAATATTTATTTTAATTTTGAATTTATAAAAAAATGTAAATATTTATATATTATTGCTTGTGGCAGTTCATATTATGCTGGAATTATAGCGTCAAACTATTTTCGATATACTAGATCTTTTGAATTTGTGAATGTATTTGATGGTGGCGAATTTACCAAAGCACATTTAGAATCCATTCAAAATCCAGAAAAAGATTTATTAATTGTATTAATTTCCCAATCTGGAGAAACACGTGATTTAAATTTAGCAGCTAATATTTGTAGAGAATATTCATTAAATAGGAAAAAAAACTTTTACATGAATGATAATAATTATGAAAATGAAATTAAAATTTTGGGTATCATTAATGTCATTGGTTCATTAATATCCAGAAGAACAATTGATAATATATATACAAATTGTGGCAGAGAAAATGCGGTTGCTTCTACAAAATCGTGTACATATCAAATCATATCTTGTTTATTATTAGCAATATATAAATCTCAATTAAATAATAATTTAGATTTAGAATTAAAAAAAAAATTTATAAATGATTTAACAACATTAGCAAATGATATTACTTCTGTTATATTATTAGAAAACAAAATTAAACATATTGCTGAACATATCATTAATCATAATACAAAAAGTATATTTTTATTAGGTAAAGATGAATTATATGGAAGTGCTCTAGAAGGTGCCCTAAAAATCAAAGAAATAGCTTATATTCATGCGGAAGGATTTTATATTACATCATTAAAACATGGACCTTTTGCTTTGCTTGAAAACAATACACCAGTAATTATTTTGTATAAAAAGAAGGACCATTTTATTTATAGTTTAATAGAAGAAGTAAAGACCAGAGAAGCATATGTAATAGAAATTAGTGAAAATACAGATGAGAATGATGATTTATCCATAAAATTACCAATAAATAAAACAATGACAGGTTTATTATCAGTTATTGCTCTTCAATTATTATCATATCATATGAGTATCCTAAAAGGAATTAATCCGGATATGCCAAGAAATTTAGCAAAAGTAGTCACTGTAGATTAACTAAAAGTAAATTGCCATTTGAACACCTTTTACGTTATATTCATATTTCGAATACATTTTTACAAGATTTTCATTACAATCTAAAATAATCTTGTAACAATTGGTATTTTCAGCATATTTTTTTAAATTGTCCAATATATTTTTAGCAATACCTCTTCCTCTAAAGTTAGCATGTACCACAATATCTTCAATATGTCCGACATTCATATAATCATGTATTATTTTTGGTTCTAAATAACAGGTTCCTGAACCGACTATCATGAAATCATCATCAGGAGGTAAATGATTATAAGCTATATAAATAATACCGCATTTATTAATTAATTCTAGATTTGTTTGAAATTTATCTATATTATAACTAGTAGTATTTGATAATTGTTGGATAAGTTGTATATAAGACTTGATTATTTTTTCTCGAAATTCACTATATTCTTCAATTAAATTATATAATGACATATATTGAATATGATAATCCATAAAATCCTATTTATATAAAACTAACAGAAAATTATTTTTATATAAGATTTTACATATAGTATAAAAAATATGTTTTTACGATATTTTTCATCAGCCCGACCAGAATGTCAAAAATTTAGAAAATACTTATTAAATAAATATATACATGAATATGGTGGCTGTCATTGTAGTATGTGTTTAAATAAACTACCTCCCGAATTATTAGATATGGCTCATCTTAAGCCTCGATTTGTTTTAAATCAAGCAGAACTACAAAATATAGAAAATGTTCAGTTTTTATGTAAAATGTGTCATAGTATTTATGACGTGGGATACGTCGGAGTTAATCAGCAGGGTATTATACAAATAAATAACAAAATTATTCATTATAATTTAGTAATACAAAATCAAATAGGTAAGTTATATTCTAAATATTCAAATCATAATTCACAATTTTTAGACTGGCATTATTTAAATATTTTTGGAAAAAAATAATTTATTTTTGATATTGTTTCGCATCACTTACAACCATTTCACTAAGTAATTGTTTTATTGTATAATTTGTATTCCATCCTAGTTCATTACGTGCTTTTGTAGAATCACCCAATAATAAATCTACTTCTGCTGGTCTAAAATATTTAGACTTCACCCGGACAACTACATGATCGCCTATAACTCCTTCTTCTTCTAATCCTTCTCCACGCCATTCAACTGTTTTACCATAAACACTAAATGCGAATTGAACTAATTCACGAATACTATATGTTTCTCCAGTGCTTAAAACATAATCTACTGGATTAGTATTTTGTAACATTAACCACATTCCATAAACATAGTCTCTAGCATGACCTAAATCACGCTTACTATTTAAATTACCTAGATACATACAATCTTCTTTACCGGCAACAATAGCCGCAACAGCTTTTGTAATTTTTCTACATACAAATGTTTCTCCTCTTCTTGGACTTGTATGATTAAATAGAATACCATTACAAGCGAATAAATTATAGCTCTCTCTGTAGTTTTTTACCATCCAATATCCATATAATTTAGCAATAGCATATGGACTTTGTGGATTAAATGGGGTAAGTTCCGTTTGAGGAGTTTCTAATACTTTTCCATATAATTCACTAGTTGATGCTTGATAAAATCTTATTTTATCTTTTAAACCAGATTTCAATATTGTTTCTAATAATCGCAAGGTTCCTAACGCATCAACTTGTCCAGTATATTCTGGAACTTCAAAACTAACTTTAACATGACTTTGTGCTGCTAAATTATATATTTCAAAACGTTCAAATTCACTACCTACTTCATTAATTATAGTATTAAATACATTTTGTAAACTGGTTTGATCAGTCATATCTCCATAAATTAAATGAATTTTAGAATAGATATGGTTGATTCGCTCAGTATGAATACTGCTATGACGACGTAT